GTTGATAGAATGGTGATAATGAAAACTAAGAATGGTCTTGATAGACCAACTCACTTCAAACAAAAATTATTAAAAATTTATATTATGAATGGTAGAAAAAGTAATATCAAACCAACTGCATATGTTGCCTTTTCTATAAATGGAAAACATTATAGAAAAGATTTGCATAGATTGGTTGCTGAAACTTTCATACCTAATCATAATGAGTCTGATGAAGTTAATCATATTGATGGAAATAGGCTGAATAATAATGTTAGCAATCTGGAATGGGTAACCAAGAAAGAAAATATACGTCATGCTTTTAAGCACAAACTTATAAAGACTGAAAAGCCTGTAGAACAGATTGATAAAACTACAGGTAAAGTTTTAAAGGTTTTTAAAAGTGAATCAGAAGCTTGTAGGCAACTAGGATTATCACAAGGGAAAATATTACGTTCAATGCAACGTAATGGAACTTCTGGTGGATATAAATGGAAATATTTAAATAGTGAAAACGTGTAACGACTATCGAAAACACAATGAGAAAGAGTGATTATTATAATCGCTCTTTTTTTATTGGAAGCTAGTAGAGTAGACAACAGTGTTGTCGAAGCGGGAGGGTGGCTGTTATTTAGCTACAAGATATAGTCTGATCTTTATGGAAACATAAAGAGAATATACGGAAACGGTATATTCGTAACATATTGAATCCAGAAAAAATTAAGTCAATAAAAGGATTGTCTGACGTTGTAATGGAAGAAGCAACCGAGTTTAATCAAGAAGACTATGAACAGTTGACCTTGCGTTTACGTGAACCAAAACATAAGTATAGACAAATATATATGATGTTTAACCCGGTATCAAAAGCTAATTGGGTATATCAATATTTCTTCAAGCACAAGCAGCCTAATACAGTAATACACCAGTCAAGCTATAAAGATAACCACTTTATTGATGAAGATGTAAAGGCTCAAATTGAGAAGTTCAAAGTTACAAGCCCAGCATGGTATCGGATATATGCACTCGGTGAGTTTGCAACCTTAGACAAACTTATATTCCCCAATTATGACGTTACAAGATTAAATCCTAAATCATCAGGTCTCGTAAACCTTATGGATTTATTCGGATTGGATTTTGGTTTCGCTAATGACCCAACGTTCTTTGTTCATATCAAAGTGGACACGAAGAATAAGGTTATTTATTTCATGGATGAATATTCAAAAACTGGTATGACTAATGACCAGATTGCCAAAATGATTACAAATATGGGATTCAGCAAGGAACTTATCACTGCTGACGCTGCCGATCCTAAGTCCATTGCTGAATTAAGGTCAGCCGGAATAACTAGAGTTCGACAATCAATAAAAAGTGGAGACTCGATACTTCAAGGCATCCAGTTTATGCAACAGTTTAAATTGGTGGTTGATGACCGTTGTAAGGAAGTTATCAATGGGCTTGACAATTACACTTGGAAGAAAGATAAAAGGTCAGGCGAGTATGTTAACTATCCAGTGGACATGTTTAATCACTGGGCAGACGCAACGAGATATTCTCTAGACGCAATCAATGGTCATAAACCAATCAAGGTAACAACAACTAGAAACTTATTACTATAAGGAGTGTGGGTATATGGCTTTAACAAACGGGACTGTTAGTGATAACGGGAGTATTTACTATCCTGCTGATTATGAAATGACTAACGACGATATATCAGAGTGCATTAACTATTATCAAAAAGAAGTATCACCAACATATTTATCAAAATCAAATGAATATAAAGGTAAGACCGAAGCATTCAGTCAAGTCACACAAGGCGCCCTAGGCTCGAATAGTGCACAAGGTACAGTTAACTATCCTAAAACTCTTGTGGACTTCTTTAACGGCTATTTTATTGGTATTCCAGTTACAATTGGAACGACTGATGATAATTCAAAAGATAAATTTCAAGATTGGCTAAGAGGAACATCGTTTGCTGATAAGCTGTCGGAGTTATCCAAGCAAACATCTATTTATGGTAAGTCATATCTGTTTGCATATAATAATGAAGATAGCGAGCTAAAGGTGGCTACAATTACACCAGAGAACGCTTTTATGATTTACGATGATACAATCGATCACCGAGCAATTATGTTTATCATGTACAGCAAAAATAGTGATAACCAACTTGTTGGTCATATCTACACTAATGGCGAAGATATGTCTTTTGTATATGACGGAAAGATAGCGGTTCAAAGTTCAACTAGCCTTCCTTTTGGCGGATACGTTCCGGCTGTAGAATTCTATGATAATGAAGAACGTATAGGACTATTTGACCCTGCAATCGATTTAATCCACATGTATGACAAGGCTTTGAGTGCAAAGAGTGATGATAACGATTATTTTGCTCACGCCTATTTATTCTTCAAGAATTTTCAATTAGACGAAGACCAACAGCTTAATATTAAGAACACTCGTATTATAGCTACACATAACGATAATATTGGTGATGTGGATGTTGATGCAAGATTTCTTGAAAAACCCGACGCCGACCAATTGCAAGAACATTTACTCGATAGACTTGAAGACCTGATTTATCGGACAACCTCGGTAGCCAATATGAAAGATACAAACTTTGGTAGTTCATCGTCTGGGGTTTCTTTAGCATATAAGTTACAACCAATGAGTAACCTTGCTTTAAATAAAGAACGAAAGTTTAGCGAAAAGATGAGATTGCTATTTAAGATACTTCAAACTCAACTCAATGTGGATATTAACAATTTAACTTTCAAATTCATTCGTAACATTCCTAATAATGAAGCATCCGAAGCTACCATAGCACAGCAACTAATGGGGATTACTTCTCAAGAAACTGCCTTGTCCACCTTATCTTTTATAAATGATCCTAAGCAAGAAATGGATAAGATTACAGAGGAACGTAGAAATCAAGTACAAGAAACAGTTTCTGAATCTTCATATGACTTTGATACGACTGATGAAGGTTAACGACAATGAGTAGCGAATATTGGGAAAAGCGACAGCGTGAGTGGATTGAGAAACAAGCTAAGAATGACGCTGATTTTAAAAAGAAGATTTCAAAATATTATGATGATGCCACTTTAAAGGCTCAGCAAGATATCAACGATTTCTACATGAGATTTGCCAAAAAGGAAAACATTACGATGGCAGAGGCTCGAAAACGCGTTAAGGAATTTGATGTTAAAGGTTTTGAAAAACGTGCTAAAGAAATGGTCAAGAACCAAGATTTTTCAGATGAAGCTAATGAACGTTTAAGAATTTATAATGCGACCATGCGAATTAATCGTCTTGAAATGCTCAAGTCTAAGTTGGCTATGGATTATTTAGAAGCCAACAATAAGCTTGATAATGAGATGAAGAAACAATTTACAGACTATCTTACTGGCGAAGCTAAACATCAAGCTGGTATTTTAGGAAAGACTATACCTGATGATTTAACGAAAAGAATCGAGCAATTAGTCAATGCCTCATACAAGGGAGCGACGTTCTCTGAACGCTTGTGGGCCTCACAGGACCAACTTAAGGGTGAACTTGATAATATACTTACTAGAGGCTTAATAATGGGGCAGAATCCACGACAACTTGCCTCTCGTTTAAAGCCTTTAATTAACGACGCCGTTAACAATAAAAAATATGTTGCCGATAGAATTGCCGTAACCGAGTCGGCTCGTATGGCTTATGAATACCGAACAAAGTTATATAAAGAAAACGATGTAAAAGAAGTGAAATGGATTGCCGAGACAACCGCCTGCAAAATCTGTTTACTAAGAGATAACAAGGTTTATAAGCTAGGCGAGGATCCAGATATTCCGGCACATCCTTATTGTCGTTGTAATGTTATTCCAAACTATGAAGAAGTAGAGTAAGCACCCATATTATGGGCGCTTTTTTGTTTGTCCAAGCATTGACGACGTTAAAAGCTAGTGTAAAAAGTGCAAGCTTTGAATCACTTTAAAAGCTAAAAGGAGATAAAAGCATGGATAACGAAACAAACAATACAGAGTCAACTGAAACAGCTGAAACAATCGAAACAACTAATAATCAAATCGAAAATACAGATGTTTAAACACCGGACGAAAATAATGAAGAAGATACTGGTGCAAAAAAATACACTGATGATGATGTAGACGAGATTGTTAAGAAACGTCTTTCTCGTGCACAGAAGAAATTTGAGAAAGAACAGCAAGAAAAGGTTGATGAAGCTAAAAAGTTAGCCAAAATGAATGCCGACCAGAAGAAGGACTATCAATTAGATAAGATTCAACAAGAAGCTCAAGAAGCAAAGGCAAAACTTGCAAAGTATGAAATGCGTGATTCAGCAAGTGATATGTTTAATGACCAAGGTATTACCGCAAGTCGTGAAGCATTAGACCTTGTAACTACTTCCGAAGCCGAAAGTACACAATCCAATGTGGGCAAGATGGTCAAGGTTATTCAATCCATGAGAGAACAGATCACAAAAGAACTAACTAAAGGTAGCACTCCTAGAGTGTCGGGTAATAAATCTTCCATCACAAAAGAAGATATTATGAAAATCACCGACCCCGTTGAGAGACAACAAAAGATTCAAGAAAATATGAATTTATTTACAGATATAAAATAATAGGAGGTCATGTAAACCATGGCAGTAGACGCAAATACAGTAACTCAAGATAAATTAGTTCCACAATCAATTGATTTTATTGAACAATTTAACTTAAATATTACAAAATTGATGGACGTTTTAGGTATCACTCGTAAACAAGCATTGATGGTTGGCTCACAAATTAAGATTTATAAATCAGTTACAACATTAGCTGACGGAGACGTTGCAGAAGGCGAGATTATTCCACTTTCAAAAGTAGAACGTAAATTAGCCGACACAAAAACATTGACTTTCAATAAGTACCGTAAAGTTGTTACAGCCGAAGCAATTCAATCATCCGGTTTCCAACCCGCCGTAACAGATACAGATACAGAAATGCTTAAGACAATCCAAAAGAAAATCAAAACAGACCTATTTGCAGAATTTGCAAAAGGTACTGGTAAAGCAACTGGTACTGGTTTCCAATCAGCATTATCAAACGCATTAGGTCAATTAGCAGTAGCTTTTGAAGACGAAGATATCTCTTCAGTTGCTTTAGTTAACCCAATTGATTTCTATGAATATGTTGGTAACGCACCTATTTCAGTACAAACAGCATTCGGTCTTACATATGTTCAAAACTTCTTAGGTGTAAACACAATTATCATGAGTAGTGCTGTTAAACAAGGCACACTTAACGTAACTGCATCAGAAAACTTGAACTTATACTTCGCAGCGCTTAACGGTGGCTCATTAGGTCAAGCATTCTCATTTACAACAGACCAAACAGGACTAATTGGAATTGCCCACAGTTCAATTGATGAAGCAGTATCTTACCAATCAGTTGTTGTGGACGCACTAGCAGTATTCCCAGAACGCTTAGATGGAATTATTGTTTCAACTATCACAGATTCAACAAAAACTACAAAATAATAATTAGAGGTTTTTAAATGGCTGATAATGAAGAACTGATTAAAGATTTAAAGGTCATTTTAGATATTGATAGTACTGATTCAAGCAGTGACGATCTGCTTAATCTTGTAGTCAAACGTACCAAGCAAAGATTGCTTGCAAAAATTAAAAAGGGTCCCGATGAAACTGTTCCAAACCAATTAGAATACATTTTGTTTGAGGTTTCGGTTAGAAGATTTAATCGACTTAACAATGAAGGGATGAAGTCATATTCAGAGGACGGCGAAAACGTTACGTTCAATGAAGATGATTTTACCGGATTTGAAAATGAGATTAGTAACTACTTATCCGACCAAAACGAAAGCCAAATGCCTACCGCTCGTTTTCTAAATCCATATGAATTTAGTGTGAAACAATGAGATTCACAGTGCCCGTTAAGTTTTATCTGGAAGGCAAGGGTTCATATAATCCCGAAACCGGTAAAGAAGAACCAAAGGTAGTTTTAGTAGCAACTAAGAGAGCTAATGTAACTGATAACAGTTCGATTAGAAACACCGAAACTTTTGGCAATTACAATGTGGACTCAAAGATTGTTCGATTTCAACGTGAGCTTAACTTAAACTGGTCATACTTATTAATTGGTAGCGACAAGACTAAATACGTTAAGAAACACGTCATGAGAAAATCTAAGACATTTAGCATTTTAGTTGGGAGCAGTGAATAATGAGCAGTGGAATGAAGATAAGCTTTAGCGGGATAAAC